TGGTACTAAAAATGTTTTAGTTAGTTTAGGACCTGCAACAGGTGATGCTGGTAAATCTAATAACTCTAGTGACAGATCACCAGATGGTGCAGTTACAAACAACGCATACTTAATGTCAAAAGCATGGTCATTCTCTACAGATGATCAAATGATTGTAACTGGACCTGCTATGATACCAAATGCCCTAATACCAAGAAAAGATGAAATGGGTAATATGTTCCATGTTTACTTTTCTAAAGATACTGTAAAGAAAATAGCAAAGAAATTCTTAGCAGATAATAACACACACAATACAGATATAAACCATGATGATAACATTGTTAATGAAAATACTTTGCTTGAGTCTTGGATTGTTGAAGGATCCAAAAATGGACAAAGCAGCAGCACTAGGTTTTGATGTACCTGAGGGAACTTGGATGACGTCTTATAAAATCAATAACGAAGCCACTTGGCAAAAGATAAAAGCAGGGGAATTGAATGGATTTTCTGTAACTGGTAACTTCTTAGAAATCGTACAAAAAGCATGATACAAGAAACAAAAGACTCTATCGCAAATCTAACTACCATAGGAGCAGCAGGTGCAGCTATGGTAGATTTTAATAGTATACTAACTATGGTCCTAATCATCACAGGTATTATACTAAATGTAATGAGGATTAGAGATAGAAAAAGAAAAGAGGACTAAGCCTCTTTATAAGTTTTACGCTGGACTATTAGTTTAATAGTTCCTTTGCTGACACCAAACTTGGTTGCTAACCAATTCTGTGTAGCGCCTTGATCATAATACTCTCTAATCTTGGCAGCGTGATGTAGTGATAGTTTACGTGGTTCCATTATTCTTTATCTTTATAAACTTCCCATCCATGCTCTTCGAACATAGCAGTCCTATGTTGATTGTAAGCTTCTAAGATAGATGTTACAGCCTTTACTGTATTATTTAATTCCTTTTGTAACTTATCATTCTGGATTTCACTAATACTGTTACTAAGAGTCATTGTACACTCACTATAGTGATCCATTGCTTTAAGCACTAATTCTTTTTTTGTTTCTAAATTTGATTTCATATTATTTGTTTAATTATTTCTTTTTAAAAAAAGTTTTTTGTCCATTTTTTTGTATTAAAATATAAGGGTTAGCTAATTCATCATATAGTAATCTACCTAATCTTCGTTCTTTAACATGTGTTATTATTTTTACAAGATCAGCTAATCTATATAGTTTATCAGATTCCATAATATCGTACAATATTTTAATTTCATCTAATTTTTTAGCTTCTAGTTTTGCAGTAGCGTTAGTAGTACCAATCTTTTGAAATTCATTTATCCATCCAGTTTCTACATTTTTACTACCGCCTTTTTTACCAGCTTCTGCTCTTTGACCTTCAGCCCTAGGGTAATCATTAAGACTTTGAATATGTCCAGACTCTTTATGTTTATTACCAGTTACATGACCGCCATTTTTAGCATCTGCAGAGCGTTTACGCTTGCCAGCCTTGCCACTTTCTAAAGACTCTTTATAATTAGCTCTTTGGTCTTCTAATTTTTTATTAATGCCATCTATCCAGCTCATATTATTATTTTTTAATATATTGAGAAATCCAACGATCATAATAAAAATCAGGAAAACGTACCATATCTTTTACCATTTTATCAAATACTGATAAGTTACGTTCTGTCATCTTATGCCAATTGTTAGTAGGTGAAGTAAACTTTAAAATTTCTAGTTTTTGTTCTTCGGTAATATTTGGCATCCATTGCTCTGCTAATTGGCTATTTAAAAGAATATTAGCACAATAACCCCAATCAACTCCTTCACTAAAAACAACTTCTTTATATTGTACGCGTCGGCGAATTGCGTTTAAATCCATATAATGTGCTCTTTTAGAATCTGTAGCATCTTCAACTTGATCGGCCGACGCTAATGAATTATTACTTAATGTAATAAATACAAATCTTTCAGTAGGTATTGAGAAACCACCACGTCCTTCTTCTCTAAATTGGTCAATAGCTGCTTTTTGTGTATCATCTAATGACATGTATTGGCCTCCTAATTGTTTGCGATAAGAAAGTACATTACGATCTTTATCAAATACACCTTTAAGAGTATTAAGATTATCACCCTTAGTAAATAGAGTATCACAGTCATCAAACAAACAATAGATCTTACTATCGTCCTTTGGTGCATTTAATAATACAGTTGCCACGTCAGCACAGAATGCAAATAAACCCATGCTACCTTCAAACTTAACTAAGCTAATACCTGCTTCTTTTGCAACTTGATTAGTAGTATATGTCTTACTAAAACCTGGAGGTGAATAGAAAAAGAAGTGATCGTTAAATGTATTATTAATTAATGCTTCTTTAACATCATTAGCAAAGAATTCATATTCTGCTTTGCCGTGTTCAATAAAGAATATTTCTTTAGTTGAGATTTTGTTTTTTAAATTTACCATTTTGTTTTTATTTTTAAATTATACTAGTTATATGGACCAATTGGTCCTTTGTTTCAAATTATTTTAAAATGAGAAGTTATACATTGCTTCTACAGTCATCTTGCGCATTAGCACTGTGTCAGCTTTTCTAATGTATTCGATTAGTTCTTGCTTGGTCTCTAAATACTTTGTACCTAAACATAGATCTCTAGCTTCTTCGACATTAATTTTAAATCTAGGATCTACATCGTCCATACCAGAACCCCATTCACATTGGGCTTCTACTTGGTCTCTGAGTTCTACCATTATGTCTTCAAGTTCTAGTTCAGACATTTTCTTTAAATTCATAATTGTTCTTGTTACTTGTTTCATTTTTATTTGTTTTATCGGAGTTATCTCCATTAGTATACTACTAATATACACAAAATAATTGAGATAAAAAAATATTTGTGCATTTTTTTGCTTATTTATAGTCATTATAGATAAGCCTCCCGTGTGGGCGGGCGTGTGTGTTCATATTAATATAGAACTTTTGTCAATATAGACCTATTCTATATTTAGATATGTCTGGGTTGTCCAGATAAATTAAAAAAATTCAATATTATGACAGTAAACGACATGGTTAAGAAGTTGAGAGTTATGCTCGCAGCAGACAAAGCAGTTGTAACTGAGACTAAAATGGCAGATGCTGAATTAGTTGATGGTACTATCGTATATACTGAAGGCGAATTAGTGGTTGGCGCAACCTTACTTGTAAAAGTAGGAGAAGGCGAAGAATCACCATATGCACCTGAAGGTATCCACGAAACTGTAGACGGTCAGTTAATTGGTGTTGGTCCTAATGGTGAGATTATGGAAATCTCAGAAGTTGCAGCAGAAGCTAAACCTGAAGAAGTTATCGAAGAGGTAATGGAAGAGGTAGTAGTAGAAGCTCCAGTTTCTGAAGAAGCTATTCCTGCAACTGAAGAGTTATTAGCAGGTATCGCTGAAATGATTGCTCCATTCACTGAAGAGATCGCAGCATTAACTGAAGAAGTAACAGAACTTAAAGCTAAGTTCTCAAAGCTTGCAGATGAGCCTGCAGCAAAACCAATTAGAAACACATTTGCGGAAAACAAAGCTATCGCAGATGAAAATCTAGCAAAAAGAATGGATGCGCTTAGAGCTATCCGCAAACACTAACAAAATTAAAAAAACTATTTAAAATTATGGCATTCGGATTTGATGTAACAGCTTTACCAGCATATACGGACCAATTATCATTGGACCTTATCTCTAAAGTTGTATTAAAAACTGATCTACTTGATTATGTAGATCTTAGAAGCGGTTTCTCTAGTGGAACTGTAGCAATTAACCTTGTTGACGCAGACTTACCTGTATCAGCATTATCATGTGGATGGGCTTCAGATGGTCAAGTAACTTATTCTCAAGTTAACGTGACTATTGAGTCTCTACAATCTAAAACAGAAATGTGTATCGAAGACTTACGTGCTAAGTACACTTCTGCATTTATGAACGCAGGAACTGGTAACGATTTCTTACCTTTCGAGCAAGTTATCTCTGAGTCTTACACAGACAAATTGAGAAAATACAACGAAGGTTTCTTAATCAACGGTTTCGGTACTACTTTAGGTCTTAAAGGCCAAGTTACTTCTGCTAATGGTGCAAACCTTCAAGCTGGTGTACCTGCTGCATGGACTGCAACAAACGCATACGAGCAAGCATTAGACTTGTATGATGCAATCGACGAGTCTGTAAAAGACAGAGACGATTTGATCATGGTAGTTTCTCCTGATGCATACAGAGCATTAGTTAGAGCCCTAGTTGCTCAAAACTTGTACCACTTCAACTCAGTTGAAGGTAATGACATTATGATCTTACCAGGTACTAACGTAACTGTTGTTAAGTCTTCAGGTCTTGTAGGTTCTAACTACAAATTTGCTGGCCCAGGTAAAATGATCTTGGCTGCAACTGGTTTGACTGACGAATTGGATACTTTCCGTTTCTTCTATGACGAAGCTGCTGACGTAATGAAGTTCAGAGCTGCTTGGAGATTAGGTGTTGGAGTTGGTGAAGTGAACTTGTTCGCTACTAACGACATGGCGTAAATTAACTTAGACTAGGAGCTTCGGCTCCTAGTTTTTAACAAATTAAAAAAATCAATTAAAATATGAGTTGTTCAGCATTAACAGCAGGTTTCTTAGATTTATGTAATGACGGTACTGGTGGTATCGAAAAGATTTTCATTGCTAATGGACCTGTTCAATCAATCACAGAATCAGCAGGAGTAATTACCGCTATTACTGTAGGTGCTGCTGCTTTAACTCCTTCTGATTTTTTCACATTCGAAACTCCTCGCCAGTCGAGCTCTATCACTGAAACTACTACAGTTTCACAAGAGAACGGTACTCTATTCTTTGACCAACAATTAACGATGGTCTTTAACAAGATGGAAGCTGCTAAAAGAGATCAATTATTACTAATGGCGCAAGCAACAACTATGGTTGTAGTTGCAAAAGATGGTAATGGTAAATATTGGTCTATCGGTGTAGAAAAAGGTGCCTTCTTGGTATCTGGTTCTGCAACTAGTGGTACTGCATATGGAGATAGAAACGGATATGAAATCGTATTAGGTGGATTAGAAGCAAGCCCTATCTTTGAAGTTACATCTACTATCGTAGAATAAACTTTAAACATTAAAAATAAGAAAGGACTACAGAAATGTGGTCCTTTTTTTATTCCATGTCAATTTACAGTGTTTTTATATTTATATGTATACAACCAATATTAACTAAGTTTATGACCATACTAGTACCAGAATCAGCATTGACACGACAGTTTAGTGTAAACCAGCCTAATTTAACAGGTGATTGGACTTTTGTACTAACTTCACAATGGTCACATCAACCAATTGAAATGGCTGCTACTATAATTTTGACTAACGCAAGATATACTACATTAGAGGTTACCTTTCCTACAGGATTTGGTGATGCTCACAAAAACGGGATATATAACTGGAGGTTAGTTAAGAATCTAGAAACATTAGAAGCTGGTTTAGTTAAAATTATAACAGAACCAGGTGGAGGTTTAGGAACAACTAACTTTACAAGTACACCAGCAACAGAAGAAAGAGTGGCTGACGTGTTCTATAGACCAAATTATTAAAATAAAGATATGAGATCAACACCAGAAGGAATTTACGCAGTTAACGGAGCACAGTTCCAAGCAGTAGAATTACCAGATATCAAAGAAGTACGTGGCAAGGAATACATGTACTACGGTAACTTAAACCTATTCCCACAATCATTAATAGAATTATATGACACTTCTGCGATGCATCATACTTGTATTGACGCTATTACAGCTGGTATTGTTGGCGATGGTATTGAAATCATCGGTGATGAGTACGTTAACCAAAAGGGTGAAACAATTGATGAAATATTTGAAAAGATTGCTCTAGATTACACTCTTTATAATGGTTATGCTATTAATGTAGTATGGAATAAAGAAAGAAGTAAGATTGTAGAAATGTACCACTTACCTTTTGCTAATGTAAGATCAGGTAAACCAAACGAAGAAGATGAAGTTGAAGAGTATATGTACTCTGCTGATTGGGCAAATCTAAGAAAGTACCCTTATCAAACATACAAGGCATTTGATGCAACTGATAACAAGGGTGATAATGCATCTCAAGTATTCTATTTTTATAACTACACACCAGGTAATCAGGTTTATCCTCTTCCTGGCTATGTGGCTGCAATGAATGATATTTCATTAGATGCACAGGTTTCGCGCTTCCACGCTAATAATATAGCGAATGGGTTAGCACCTTCTATGTTTGTACAATTTAGAAATGGTGTACCAAGTCCAGAAGAAAGACGTGATGTATACAAAGAAATTGAAAAAACATTTACAGGGACAGAAAACGCAGGTCGTTTCTTCTTAGCATTCTCAGAACCTGGTAAAGAAATGCAAGTTACTCCTATTGATTCTGCTAATGATGACTACTACTTGTTATTAGAAGAAAGAATCTCTAGTAGAATTTTAACAGCACACAGAATCACATCTCCATTACTTTTAGGTATTAAAGATGCATCAGGTTTCTCTAATAATTCAGAAGAAATTAAAGTTGCTTATGCACACTTTGAAGGTACAGTAGTAGAACCTAAAAGAAAGAAGATTGTTAGTGGATTTGGATACATGTTAAGATTAGCTGGTTACAATGTTGGTATAAAGATTAGACCTAACAAATTAGTTAACGAAGAAGAAGTAACTGATGTTGAACCTCAAACAAATATCGAATCACTATAATGGAAACAGTATTATTAGTATCAGAACAAAGAATGAAGCAATGGACTTCGTTAGACAACAATATTCGTATTGATGTTNTAACACCGTCTATTTTACAAGCTCAGGACATATACATTCAAGATACATTAGGTACACCTTTTTATAAAAGACTTAAAGANGGNATAGTAGCTAATGATCTAAATGCANATGAGTCTGCTTTTCTTAAAGATTATGTTGGACCTACCTTAATTCAATATGCTTTATACCTCTTATTACCTAACTTAAAGTATAAGATGGTAGAAAAAGGTATCTTAAATGGTACTAGTGAAGAGACTGGAGCAACTACATTAGATGAAATGAAGTATCTTAGAGATGCTGCTGTGGACACTGCAGAGTTTTATAACAAGAGAATGTTAGAATACTTGCAAGATCATCCTCAGATGTTCCCATTATATCAGAACCCAACGCCTAATGATGGCATGACACCTAACAGAAGAAACCCTTATTTCAGTGGATTACAAACAAATATACCAATCAGAAGAAATGACTTATGGATCTATGCGGACTGTGGAACAGACTGCGACCCCGATTGTAGCAGCTGTAACTAAGAGTACACAGACTAACATTAAAAAATTAAAAGTATACTTAAGTAATGAGACAAAAGATAGACGCAATACTAAATAGATACGTAAGTAGAAAGCTTATGGTATTTGTTGTGGCTTCAATAGGGCTCTTCTGGGGTACTTTAAACAGTTCTGATTGGGTAACTATAGCTGCAGTTTATATCGGCACACAGGGAGCAATAGACGCAATCGCTAAATTAAAATCATAAATATGCAATCAGTACAACAAACATACGTATTTAATCAGACTTCAGGAGCAGTAACTGAACCAGTAAATGGTAATTGGTTACAGGCTTATTGTGAATTCTTAGGTGTTACACAACCAGTTAATTCAAGTTGGTTACAAGCACTTTGTTATCACTTTGGAATTACTGAACCTCTTTATGGTTCTTGGACTATTGCATTGGCAAACTATTATAATATTACTGCACCAGAAAATGGAACGTGGTGGTATGCAATTTCACAAGCAAGTGGTACACCTCCAGTAATTGAATTAATTTGGAATGAGGTAACTAGTTTTTGGAATCAAACAGATGTTAATTGGGCAACAGATACTATAGCTCCAGACGCACCAGTTTGGACAGGATCTACTTTCCCTGAAGGAACATATACACCAATAATTACAGGAACGGCTGAACCATACAGCAACATAACACTAACAGCGGATGCACAAATCTATACTGGTCAAACAGATGCATTAGGCGATTGGTCAGTTCAAATTACTAATCCATTATCAGGTTCATTAGCACCTGGTACTGCACACTTGGTTAGTGTAACTGCAACTGATAATGCAGGTAATGTGAGCCCAGCTACTGATGACTACATTTATATTGTAGCAGCTAATACTATAACTCTAACTCTTGATATGTTTGATTCATATGGAGATGGTTGGAATAATGGTTGGTTCCAGTTAGAACAAGA